TTGGCCGATACTAAGCGCCAGTTGGCCGCGTTGCAGGCACAGCTTGCAGAATTGACCGCAGATGCCCCCAAGCGTCGGGGACGACCTCCAAAATTAACGGAGTTGTAGTATGGGCAGCACGATGATTCAGCTCATTCAGCAATGTACGAATGAGCTAGGCATACCGACCCCCAGCACGGTTTCGGGTAACACTAGTCAGGAAACCGTGCAGTTGTTGGCGCTGATGAACGCCGTCGGGTACGAAATGCTGCGTCGTGCTGATTGGCGAGAGCTGACAAAACAACACACGTTTTACACCGAGGCAACGTCCACAACCGGAACGTGGACGACGAACAGCTACACGATCACCGGTATCCCCTCCACCGCTGGGCTGTCTACGTCGTATCAGGTGCAGGGCGTTGGCATCCCGAACGCTACTTACGTGACGGGCGTAACCAGCGCCAACTCGGTGACGATCAACTACGCCCCGACTGAGGCGCAGATCGGCGGCCAGCTGATATTCCAGAAGGTCAAGTACGACCTGCCATCGGATTACAACAGCACGGTCAACCGCACGCATTGGGACAAGAGCAAGCGGTGGGAAATGCTCGGCCCCGAATCAGCGCAGCAATGGGAATGGCTGCTCTCAGGCTACATCAGCACCGGCCCGCGCATCCGGTGGCGTCTGCTCGGCAAATACTTCCAGATTTGGCCGGGAATGAACGCCGATGAATTGCTGGGGTTTGAGTACCGCAGCAACGCATGGGTAGAGAGTGCGTCGGGACTCGCAAAAACGAGCATGACGGCTGATGATGACCGCTGCATTTATCCAGATCGCGTCATGGTGCTTGGCACGAAGCTCAAGTATTTTGAGGCAAAGGGCTTTGACACGACCGCGCTATACCGCGATTACTTGATGGAATTGGAAACGGCCATCGCGCAGGACACGGCAGCCGCTAACCTCTCGTTTGCCCCGCGCCCCGGCACGGTGTTGATCGGCTACGACAACATCCCTGACAGCGGTTACGGTACGGACAGCCAGTAATGGCCTCGCCCGTTCGTCGCAGTCGGCTCATTCAGCGCACGCAGGCCAATGTGGCCTCGCTCCCCGCCCCCGTGGGCGGTTGGAACGCCCGCGATGCGCTTGCCAACATGGCTCCGACGGATGCCGTAACGCTGGACAACCTATTCCCCGGCGTTTCCAGCGTAACGCTGCGTGGCGGCTACGACAAACACGCCATCGGCATGACGGGTCAGATAGAAACGCTGATGGAGTACAGCGCAGGAGCGACAGATAAGCTCTTTGCGGTCGTTGGCGGCAACATCTACGACGTTACAACAGCCGGGACCGTCGGCGCGGCTAAAGTCACAGGGCTGTCCAACAGCCGTTGGGAAGCCGCCAACATTACAACCGCTGCGGGCGGCTATTTGTACGCAGCGAATGGCGTCAACAAGCCGCTGCTGTTTGATGGCACCAATTGGACACCGATTGACGGTGCCTCCTCGCCTGCGATTACAGGCGTCACGACCACCTCGCTGATGCAGCCCACCCTGTTTAAGAACAGGATGTGGTTTATCCAAGTGAACACGTTGAAGGCGTGGTATTTGCCCACAGCATCCGTGGGCGGTGCAGCGCAAGCACTTGATTTGTCCTCGGTTGCCAAGCTGGGCGGCAGGCTCGTTGCAATGGCAACGTGGACAATTGACGCGGGCTATGGCGTTGACGACAACCTTGTATTTGTCACCGACAAGGGCGAAGTCATCGTTTATCGCGGCACAGACCCCTCTAGCGCCTCTACGTGGGCGCTGATCGGCGTATGGATTGTGGGTGCGCCAATCTCGCGGCGTTGCTTGATGAAGTACGGTGGCGATCTGCTGGTGTTGACGCTGGACGGCCTTGTGCCGCTGGCTTCAGCGTTGCAATCGTCCCGCCTTGACCCCAACGTGGCGCTGTCGGACAAAATCCAAGGCGCGTTTGCGGCGGCGGCACGAACGTATAAAGAAAACCACGGCTGGGCGTTGCAGTATTACCCGCTCAACAACGCGCTGATTGTAAATATCCCAATTTCAGCCGGATCACAGCAGCAATTTGTGATGAACAACATCACGAAGGCGTGGTGTCGCTTTACCGGCTGGTATGCGAACTGTTGGGCGTTGCTTGGCAACGAGTTGTATTTTGGCAGCGACGGTTACGTTGCAAAGGCATGGACAACGGGAACGGGGTCAGCCGGGTACAACGACAACAACCAAGCCATCAACACCAAGGCGTTGCAGGCTTTTAACTACTTTGATACCCGTGGCGTTATCAAATACTTCACCCGTGGGCGCGTTACGACGTACAGCAACGGACAACCGACCATCGGCGTTGGTATCGCCGTGGACTTTCAAACCGACGACTTCCTCGGTGCGTTGTCGTTTGTGGCAACAAACTATGGTCTATGGGATGTGGGACTATGGGATCAAGCCATTTGGGGCAGCAACACGATTGCCAACAACACGGTCGTCGGGTTGAGCGGCATCGGGTATTGCGGCGGCGTGATTTTTAATAGCAGCAGCAAAAACGTGTCGTTGGAATGGGCATCAACGGACGTCGTGTATCAACTCGGATGGGCTGGAATATAGTCAGCGGCCCTCATGTGGGGGCGTGGGTTACGGCGCAGACTGAAGGGGCGTTCCACCCCGAGCGGTCGGTGGCGATTGGATTGGAGCGTGACGGCGAACTAGTCGCCGGGACGGTATACGAGAACTGGAACGGGAAATCCGTGGTTTGCCACATTGCGTGGCAGCGGGTGACCCCGGCGTATATGGCGGCGGTGTATGACTATGCGTACAACGTCGCAAATGTTGATAAGATCATAGGGCCAATTAGCAGCAACCATACCCGGGCGCTCGCATTGGTCAGCAAGATGGGATTCTCGGAGGAAGCGCGGATTAAAGACGCCGCGCATGATTCTGGGGATATTGTTTTGATGACGCAGACACCAGACAGGTGTCGTTTTTTGGAGCCTCGGTATGGGCAAAAAATCACCGGCACCGCCACCGGCACCTGATTACACCACCCTTGCGATCAAGCAGGGTGAGGCCAATTTGGCTGCTGCCAAGCAGTCGGCCTACATGTCCAACCCGAACATTTACGGGCCAACGGGTTCGCAGACCGTTACGTGGCAAAAGACGCGCACAACCGACACCGACGCCTACAACAAGGCGATGGAGCAATGGCGTCAGGCGTCAATGGCAAATCCCGACGCTTACGTGGGGGAAATGCCGACGCAAGAACAGTTCCAAACCGAAATTGAACAACCGACGGTTCGGCAAACGATTAATGCAAACGCTGAAGCCGCGTTACGTGAGCAAGAGCTGGCCCAGCTTTACATGTCGCAGGCAGCGCGAGGTGCGGCGGCAGGGCTGGGCAATCTTGGCATCGCCTCCGCGTTCAGCAGCAACTTGCCGGGTCTTGAGTATCGCGTACCGACCGCAGGCGGCATTGATCGCAGCGTGGTGGGCGGTGAATTGCCGGGTTACACCGACATTGGTTATGCCAATCAAGGGTTGGCTGGCGCTCCGACGCAGGGTTACACGCCTCTTGGTGGATATGGGTACGAAGCGTTGCCCGGGACGATGGGCGTTGGAGAACAAGCGCGCGGCAACATCCCCGTATTTGGCGCTGGACAGCCCTTTGACGCGGAATATTACGGTTTAGCACGCGGTGGCCCGCAAGCGCCAACAGACCTTGGACGCGCTGATGCAGGCCCGTTTGGCCCGGTAGGTGCGCCGTCAGGGCAAGCATTTGGCATGGCAGGCGGCGGCCCACAGGGCGGTTTGTTTGGCCTCGCAGGCGCAGGCCCGCAAGGTCTTAACTTACAAGGATTTGATTTTTCTGGCCTCGGTGGCCCGCAGGCAGCACCCGCGCAAGGTCAGTTTGGCTACGCGCAACAATTTGTTGGCGGCCCGCAGTTGCAGGGCCAGATTGATATGGAAGGTCTTGCCGCAGCCCCCGTGCAAGCAGGCACCACGGCACAGCAGGCCATCATGTCGCGTCTTGCCCCACAGTTGCAGGGCGAGCGCCAACAGCTTTACACGCAGCTGATTAACCAAGGTTTGCGCCCGGGCGGCGAAGCGTTTAACGCCGCCATGTCGTCGCAGATGCAGAAAGAAAACGATCTGCTGTTGCAAGCCGCCGCGCAGGGCATCAGCCTTGACCAAGCCGCTCGTCAGCAGGGCTTTGCCGAACAACAATCCCGAGCCATGTTCGCCAATCAGGCGCAATTGCAGGGTTTTGGGGCGGGCATGGAACAGGCAGGGCTGTACAACGTCGGCCTCGGCCAGAACGTGCAGCAGGCGCTTGCGACGCAAGCCGCGCAGAATCAAGCGCAGCAGCAGGCGTTCCAGCAGCGATTGCAGGCGGGTGAGTTCGGTCAAGAAGCGCAGCTCGCATCATTTGGCACGCAACAGCAAGCGCAAGAAGCGCAGAACCGAGCCATTGCGCAAAACTTTGCACAGGCACAGGCCGCGCAAGAGGCGCAGAATCAAGCCGTCGGCCAAAACTTCCAGCAAGCGTTGGCCTCACAACAAGCGCAAAACGCCGCCTTGGGTCAAGGTTTCGGTCAAGCAATGGGCGCTGCGGAATTCAACCGCGCTGGGCTTTTGGCTCAGTTCGGCATGGGACAGCAAGCGCAAGAATTGGCAAACCAAGCCATTTCGCAAAATTACGACCGGTCGCTTGCGATGCGTGAACTGCAAAACGCCGCGTTGCAGCAGACGTTTAACCAATACCAAGCCCAGCAGCAATTGATGAACGCTGCGGGGGCGCAAAACTTTCAGCAGCAGTTGGCGGCGCAGGAAGCCAACCTTGCCCGACAGGCGCAGCAGGCCGGACAGTCACGCGAACAGGCGCAGTTTTACAACCAAGCGCAAGCGCAAGCCATGCAGCAAGAGCTGGCACGGCAACAGGCGCAAAACGCCACACAAGGCCAACAGTTCCAGCAGATTGTGCAGCAGCAAGAAGCCCGCAACGCGGCGCTGAATCAGCGGTTTCAGCAAGATATGGCTCGTCAAGCCGCCCAAAACGCCGCTCAACAGCAGCAGTTTCAACAGAATTTTGCCGGTCAGCAGTTTTACAACACGGCGATCCAGCAGGCACTTGCCCAGCAGGCTGCGATCCGCTCGCTGCCGGTCAACGAGATCAGCGCGTTGCTCTCGGGCGGGCAAGTCAGCGTGCCGCAGTTTCAAGGCTACAGCGGCGTCAGCGTGGCCCCTGCGCCGATATTCCAAGCGGGTCAGGCGGCGGGCGACTTTGCGCAGCGCAATTATCAGAACCAAGTTGGTTCGTACAACGCTGGCATGGGATTACTTGGAAGCCTTGCTGGTGCGGCAGGCACGGCATTTGGCGGCCCGCTTGGCGGCGCTATCGGCAAAGGCTTATTCGGAGGCTAATACATGAACGGTTTTCAACCAGATCGTAGGCCGCAGCAGATGGCGCGTATGCTTGCCATGCAAGAACGCAACACCTCGCTTAACGCACCCCCGGGGCAGCGTGACATGGCGTACCGGCAGACGGCGGGGCTGGGTTACGCGCAGCCGACTCCAAACACCGCCCCCGGCGTGCCGCCGCAGGCCATGAACTTCAACGGCCCCCCGCAAGCAATGCAGGGCGGTCGCCCGTTTGGCTACAGCCAGAACATAAGCGGCACAGGAATGATGGGCATGGGCGCACCGCGTAACGCACCAATGCGCTCCCCGCAACTTGGCATGGGGGTACGCCCCCGGGTTTCTTCTCCCGGCATGACGACCCCGCAGGGCGGTCGGTACAGAGGAGATTTTGACGATGGCGCAGAATAGACCCCGTTACGTCCCAACCTTTCGCGCACCGACCGAGTACGAACTTGAGTTAGAGCGTGCGCGTCGGCAGAAGGCGCTGGCAGAAGCCCTTGCGCAACAGGAATATCAGCCGATGGAGGGCGCCGCTGCCCCGATCCCGCGTGCCGCACCGCTTGTTAAGGCGTTGCAGGGCTTTTTGACTGCTCGCGCTGGACGGCAGGCCGAGGAAGCCGAGAAGGCCGCACAAAAGGCTGGACGCGTTGAGATTGCAGATTACATCCGCTCGTTTGAACCAGAGCAGCGCACGGTTGGCATGGGCGACATCGCCGCAATGGAAGCCACCGCTCCGCAGATTGATGCGCAGGGGCGCGTGTCGTACAACCCGCCAAGTGCCGTTGCAGCGCCAAATCAGAGCCTTATAGCAACCTCACCGGATCAGCCGATGCAGATG